GTATAAATCTTCTTTTGAATAAAGCCTTTCCAGCTTTGCTATGTCCTGCTGGGTATCGGAGTACTTCTCCTGTTTCACTATCTGTTGCATCAAACGCTCTGTTATAAGGGGCTGGATCAATAAACATCTTTTTGACCCAATGATGACCTCTGCCGCCGGGGTTGGTCGTAGCCCTCATATAAATAGGCAAGTCTGGTGCAGTGGACCTAAGACGACTTCGCATGTAATTCCATGCATATGGTGTGGCCCATTGTGTCAGTTCGTCAAAGCCTATCCAGCTAAATGCTAGACCCTGATAACGCAAGACATCATCATCTCTGTCGAGATACGACATCCACAACCTTGCACCAGATGGCGCAGTCCACTGCATTTTTCGCTCTGACCATTTAATACCGGGCCAGATTTTAGGATAAAGTTCTTGTGATTTAAATACAAGTTCTCTTAATTCTTCTGTAGTATGACGGAGTAGCAACCCACTAAATGCTGGATGCCCCATGTACCGTAAAGGGTCTGCCAACATAGCGTATGATTTACCACCACCTGCAGAGCCACCATACAGTACTTCACGTTCTGCTGCTGCTAGGAAATCTGTCTGTGGGCCGGGGTTAGGCTTAAACAATACGTTAGCATGTTCTTCAATTGCACTGCTATCATACTCACGAGATACAAACTCCTGTATCTCAACCTTCGGCTTTTCTTGCGCCTGTTCTTTGGCTGTGGATTTCTTCCGCTTTGGCGATTGCCTTTTCCGCATATTCTGCCCACTTGCGGAGGCTTGCAGCTTTGTTCTTACGCTGTCGTTCATTAGCTAACCGTTTCCTTAAACCTACATGCGAGATGTATCTGCCAGTCTGTGTACTTAACCAATTGGCTACCTCACGATAGCTGTACTGATTTACGTGCGATCTAGCCTTCTCTAACAAGTCCAATTCAATTTGGATAGGTTGAAGAATGTCGGGGTCTTCATCATCCTGTTTATATCCGAAGGGTACTGTACGTGCAATACGTGGGATAGGAACCCATTCGTTTTCTTCTTTAATGTCTGTCGGCTGTGGTAGTTTCCATTTGCCTATGCTACGTGTCATTTTAATTTTTTGCGGTTGTCTACAATTTTAACAGGGTTCACGTATTTTTTAGTGGCTAGTCCACCAGAACTAAACCCCATATGCTTTTCCATTATTTCTATGATTTCAGCTTTGTTTAAATTTTTAATGTCAAAGTCATCATCATCATAGCCCATATCATTACGTAAAACATTTCTTAATGTTTTTACGCCCGCTTTTTTATAACCTTTACGAAAAGTTTCTTCGGAATCCATTAAAGCCATTACTCATCATCCTCTACTGGTGCTTTAGGTGGCATAAGCATAACGCCGCCACTTGCTTCTACCTGCATCTTCTCTGTTTTCACTAGACCTACACGGTCAAGCAGTTCTTTAGCTGCAGACATCTTATCACGAATACCCAACTCAGTCGGGTCATACAAAGCACCTGTCATCGCCATCGCAGCCTTCGGCGCATTACGAGCCATGTACATCTGAGTCGCCTCAAGTATCTCTTCTTTAATACCTTTAACAATTTCGTTAGTGCTAGAAGTGTCAGCATATCCTGCCAGTTTCTTGGCGGCAACCATGTCGCCACCAGCCTCATCAAATAAGACATCCAAAAACTTCTGTTGCCGTTCTGTTAGTTGTCTAGCCATTGTTTCTCTTCTTCACTGTAGGGCCACATATTATTTACCTTTATTCTGGCACTTACCTACTGCACCACAATTGGCAGGTGTAGGACAACCTTTGCACGGTTTAAACTTTTCCATTAAAATTCTCCATTATGCATTGCATTAGCTAACTTTACTGCACGTGATTTTACCTGATTTGCCCACCTGCTGTCAAGCATTTCTTTTGCAGCAACGTCATATTTTTCTTCGTGGATGGCATTCCACATATTCACGAACTTGCGTAGACGAGGTACACCCATGTTAAATGCCATATCCATCAAGATAAGTTGACGTACACTGTCTAATCTGTCTACGCAAGGGTGCGCACGTAACAGTTCTTCTTCGACAATCTGTACGTCATTATTTGCTAGATAGACCGCATCAGCTTCCGTAATACCATATTCATATACGTGGTCTACGGTAGGAATATCTAAATCGTCTAGTTCTTCCTTTGTAATGCCACGGTCTTCTAGGTTCCGTCCGATACCAATGGTGTCAATACCAAGAGTATCCTGATACACTTGTAGCTTCAAGCCTTCGTGGGCTATTAGCTTCTCAATAAAGTTTTCTCTACGATACTTCATTTGCTACTACGTGATTCTGAAATACGGTGGTTAGAGTTTCCGGGATGTTTACCTTCGTGGTTCATCCACACGGCAAATGCTCCTGTCATTGCGCCAGTTACCACAGATACTAAACCAGCCTGTGCTGCACTGGGATCGGGTAAGGACATGAACCACTCGACTACACGCCAACTCATAAGCGTCATTACGAGCATCATAAATCTTGGTAGGAGTTTCCATTCAAGTATCTTTTCTGCAGCCACAGGTTAGGTTCCTTTATTTAACGAGATCGTCTTCTTAGACCACGTGTCATCCTAGTTAGACCTGTTGGACGACCACGTGTTATCCTACGACCAGATCGTCTTGTTAGACCACGTGCTGGACGAGATGGTCTTGCTGGACGAGATGGTCTAGCGGAACCAAGTGTTGGACGTGGTGTTGGACGTGACGGTCTAGCAGGACGTGCCATTGTATTTGACCGCCCTGAACCTGCACGGCGTGCCTGTGCTTTTTGTAATGTGGCGGCTGACCGGCCTGAACCTGCACGGCGTGTTGGTGTAGCTTGTCCTGATGGACGTGTTGGCCTTCTGCGTCTTCCAAACATATTATTTCTCCTTATTTTTTACCAAAAAATTTAGTTGCCGAACGAACTCCAAAAGAAGCCGCAACGATAACTCCAAGTGAGTATTGATACCATTCAGGCATTTCGTTGAGTCGTGCGAAGCCATTTGCTACCACCTCTTCCATTCCGGGTACAAAGGCTAGAATAAGTGGGATACTAAATAAAATAGTAAGCCACTCATCTTTCCACGAAGATGCACTACCTCTAGCCATCTCCAAGTCCCAGTCAATCTCGCCAGTAGCTTTCTTTTGCATGACGATAGCTTCAGCCTGTGCTTTTGCTACTTTAGTCTGTGCATTAGCTTTGGTCTGTTCTACTTTACCTGACATCCATGTGCCAGCTATTTCTGCGATTGGTCCGATTAATAAGTTAAGCATTATACTCCCCGTCTGAACTGCGCCGTTTTCTTCTGTATCGCTTTAGGCTGGCTGACGTGTTGCTTACCAGCACGAGTTCCTGCTCTTTTAGCAGCACTCGTCTTTGAATATTCTGACGGCGTAAGGGCTTTAATAGCTGATGCCGGAAGATAACGCTCCCCTGTGGCTTTTGGTCCTTGGGTGGATGGTTTGCCACTTTTGGTTCTCCAATCCTGCTTTGTCCAGTTAGCTAAACTCCGTTGAGGTTTTTTCATAATACAGTTATACCACTTAATTTTATATTTGTCAAGTAATTATTCCAGATGCTTTAGCTGAAGCTACCATCGCAAAAACTAAGAACCCTACAGCAATCGCAGCTACAACGGCTACGGCTATACCCACCTTAACATTTTCCATCATCTCATTGTGCCGCTGTATAGCTGCACGTCTAGCTACTGCCGCTGCTTCTTTAGCTTCCTGAATACGTCTAGCACGTTCATCAACAATGCCCTTCCACGTACCCGGACCGAAGCGCATGTCTACTAGATTACGCATCTCTGTAATCTTTTCCTGCGCCAGCCTAGCATCAATCATTTCCTGTGCGACACTGTGAATGCCGAATTGATCGGCTACACCTGCACCTGATTTCTTAGCACGTTGTTGTTGTACCTGCTTTTCACCCTCAAAAAGTTTGTCGATGTGACCAGCAATTTCACCAATGTCATTGGCTGTGCCAATAGCAGATTTAATACCGTCTACGGCACTTTTCACGAGTGCTATACCTGCAAGGGTTTCTGCTATCATGTTGGTTGGTTCCTACTTTGGTTGAGGCTTACATACTGCAGTTATATTTAGTTGTCTACCATCTCCTACTGGAACAGATCGTTGTCGGGACAATCTTTCAGCAAAGTATAGGCATCTATCTACGTCTTCAAATTTTTGTGTTTTATCTATTACATTTGCGCCTAAGTATACATATAGGACAAATACAATCATTGGTCTTGTAGCAATAACAATTCTAGTCTTTGAATAGCCATTTTCATATCTTGAATCGCATCTTTGTCTGCGTGACTAACTTGCATATTGCTAACAGTAATACTCAAGTCGTGTGTTGTTTTTAAGTTCCAGCCAGCAAGGCCAATCATAATAGCCATTAGACCTGTGATGATTTGTTTTTCCATTAGTTTTTATATCCACCGCCTGCTGCCTTATATTCACGTGCCAGCATCTGTGCTTTACGTGCTGACCACTGACCGGGCTTACCACCCTTGCTGCCAGCTTTAATTTTTTCAAATAATCTTTTTCTCAGTGCTGGTTTAGTATAGTTGCCAGCTTCATTAACTCTACTTTTGCTCTTCTTTTTAGTGACCTTCGATTTGCTAGCTTTTCTAGCTGCCCCACCTTTCGCAAGTTTTTGCTTTTTCTCCACGTCTTTAATTGTTCCTTTGTTGGCACTTGCGTAGAAGATTTGCTCACCCTTCTTCTCCCCATATTCTTTTGTCATGGCAGATTTAATCTTGGAACCTTTTGTTGTGAGAGGCATATCTCCTTTAACTCCTCTGGGGTACGAATGTTTCTTCTACATTAAACACTACAGTCACTGCACTGTTTGCACTAGCAAGACCACGGAACTTGTCAGCTTTGTATAACCACATAGCTTCTGTAATCTGTAACAAACTATTTGGAACAAGCGTTACTGTTTCAGCTAACGTATAGTATGTTGCATTTTGACTGTCATACCAGTCAAGACTAAATGTAACACTGCTAGATGAGGCGTTGTTTACATAAATAGATTTAATGCCTGTTTCAAAATTTGCAGGTACTGTATACAAGTCTTGATTACTTGTAGTTAGTTCTACACCTACTGTTCTGTTTTTTGTCTGTATCATGGGGCTGTGTTCGCTATGTAAAGAATATCAAAGGATGCTGCAACCCGTAGGTCAGCATTTGAACTATCGGCTATCGCACGAAATTCAATATCAGTTTTTTCTGGAATAGGTTGTGGACAGGTAATGTCCTGATGATATGAACCTTGAAACAAATCAAACTTGTTTTGTGTGCGAAACACCCCGTTAAATTCACGGGTGAGCATACGTATTGTAGCAACTTTATTGTTTTGAATGGTAAATGCAGTTGCATCTATCTGGAACAAATAGGCAGTGTATCCAGCAGGAACAGTCCAGAGTGACATTAAAGTTTGTTGCTCTGCCGCTGCTATGGATGCGTAAGTAGTTCCAGTATTCGTAATTGTAATATTACCAGCAGCAGCAGTACCCCCAGACACAAAAGCACGATACACACGCAAGAACGTACCTGTTGTTGTTGCGGTTCCTGTACCGTCTAGTGTTACTGCTTCAGATAGTTCACTATAGTTTGTATCCAAACCTTGAATAGTAACTTCTACACCGCTGTCTGTAGCACCAGATGCACTGGTTGCAGTCATAGCAACTGCACTAGATGGATATGCATAGATGCCGCCCACATCCCAAATGGTTTCTTCTACGTTTTGAATTAGATCATTATAACCAAACTTTAGTATCCGTTTGTGACCAGTAACTAAACCACGAGATACCTGCACGAAGTATGGATAGTCACCTACTCCACCACCAAACGTCACTACTTCTGGATAATGTGTGATACTCACTTGTCATTCCAATTCAGTACAGTACGATGCAACTTCCAGAACCAGTTGCCAATACGAGTAAAAGGCTTACCCATATAGAGTAACCCCCATCCCAGATAACGAACAGTATATTTACGAACGTGCGTTACGCTTGCCTGCAGACCTGTTACGTGGGAAAGAACGGTTTTGACTAGCTGTTTGAGTCGTGAGATTACCCCTACGATTATCTTTTGGATTGCCGTTACGGTGTGCAACATCTTTTCCTTTAACATTTACCCCTGCCTTTTTTAACGCATTACGTGCAGCATTACGACCTGCACGTTTCTTCTTCTGTTCTGCTGTGCCTTGGTAGTTATCGTACTCTTTACGGTAATTACGCCGTGGCTTATTTCTGCCTGTGACAGCCATTAGTACTTACTCTTAACCATTCCACCTGTGGCATAGTTGTGGGCTTTTTTATTAGCCATACCGCCACCCATCATCTCAGCCTTCTTATTATTTTTCATTTCAGCCATGCCTACACCAATAGTGACTACTGGTACTTTCTTAGTTTTCTTTTTTACATCTGCGCCTTTACTATTGCTTTGCACATTAGATGCAGCCGCAGAACTAGCACGTCTTACCGCTGTAGAAACCTCGTTATCTTCTACGTACTTATTGATTTCAGCATTTAAACCTGCTACATCGCCTTTGTTTTCAATTGCATTGTTACGTTGTACATACAGAGATACCAATGCTCCATTTGCTTTAGTATTATCATCAGACATTATACTGCCATCCCTTTTGGTTTAGATTTTTTAGCTAATTCGGTAGTGTATTTTTTACCGTTCCACGTAAATGTCTTCGCACCTTTTTTACGAAAATGTGCAAAGGCTTTCTTAAAAGAAACTCCACCTTTCGATTCGCCCACATTATAGTTTATCTCAGATGATTTAGCAGATACAGGTTTAGCTTTTGCTGTAGGAGTAGCCTTTTTAGCAGTCGTTTTGGTAGGCGCGTCTGCTTTTTTACGCTTACTACGCATCTCAGCAATAATAGATGGAGTACTTTGTGTACGAGGCTTTGAGGCATTAGCCTTTGCTTTAGTTTTTATTTCCGCTAGTTTTGTTGGTGATACGCTGCTACCTGTACTTTTAGTGGCAGTTGTCTTATTCTTTTTACTACGCATCTCAGCAATAATAGATGGAACTTTTTGTGTTTTTGCCTCAGTCTTTTTGGCTGCTGCCGCTTTACCGACTGTAGCTTTACCTTGACCCGACTTACTACGCATTTCAGCAATAATAGACGGAACTTTTTGCTTAGAATTTGATTTTTTTGCTGCAGCTTTTTTCTTTAACTCAGCCATTTTTGCAGAAGATACACTGCTGCCAGTTGCTGAAGCACTATATGTAGCAGAACTGCCTGCCCGTTTATTTTCAGCACGTTTCCGTAACTCTTCTAGTTTAGCTTTGCTAATACTGCTGCCTGTTTTATTTGCCATTGGTATATCTCCTAATTTACCATTTAACCTTATCAGCCCAATAAGCAGCACTTAGCTTACCACGCTTGATGTTCTTCGCATGTCTCGCCTTAAACGAGGCTCTTTTCTTTTTCATTTTATCTGACTCACCCGCCTTGGGCTTACCTGCAGTCTTAGCACCCTGCTCACCGAAACGAATCATCTTGATTGTGTCACCTTCTTTGGCAAGCACTACGTGTGATTTAGTTGGGTGTTTAGGGGTACGCTTGGGCTTGTTGTAACCAGCGAATGTCTCACCACGATATTCAATAGTCATGTATCATGTTCCCTTTGGTACGGATAATTCAAGTTGTATGGTAGTACACCTAGCTGACCAATCAACTATCTCACCTCTATCCACCATTCCCTGATGCATAGACATTACAAGTTCATTAGACGGACATTCTTTGACTGTGGTAGTGTACGACTTTAGTTCACCGTCAGGCATTACTATTACGGATAGGTAGACAAGGATACCGTAGAGTTCCATCACTCTTTCCCTTCTGTCCACCCTTCTAAACGCATATAATCTTCTGTTTCTTTAAGTGTAAAGGTACGTGGGGCAAACTTAGTCTCCAATGCACTGCGCACGTAGAATACATCACTGTGTGGGATATGGAGACGGTCTAATGAATTAGTACGGATAGCATCATAGAATGCATCAAGTACGTTGTCTGTATATAGTTTTACAGATTTCTTCGCCATTGTCAAGAACTTTCTTAAATTAATTACATATGGCTACAGTTAAGTGTACAGTTAAGTGTATTAATAAAGGTAATGTAAGTTTAGTTAACTGTACATTTAAGTGATTTATAAGTTTTATTAAGGAACAGTTAAGTGTAACACTTATAGTGTAGTGTAGTTATACCAATTATAGCATTTCCTGTCAACCCCTGTCAACATCTTTTCTATAGAAAATATTAAAATAGTCCGTATGCCCCCTATAGTTGCCTATTTTTTAGGCATATTGCACATTACTTGTGCTTATGTACATATCAGTTACCCTTGTGGTTAACAGTCAATTTTACTGATCTGTGTATTTGTGTGTATATATATACCTATACCCCCCACGTGGCCCCCGCCGCCCCAAGACGCCTATGATCGTAATTATGGGTCAATAAGCCGCAGAAACGCTGAAAATATAATGTAGTAACGCCAATAAACACCAACAAAACCGCCAATTAGAGGAATAAACGACAAGAGAACATCTATCAATTGACGTTTGGTAATAGTCTTAATGATGTCTAATATTCTTAGCCCATATAAAAGAGTAACGGCGGTGCATGTAATGTACGATATACCTATGAAAGTTAGATGTGCCTAACTTATACGCTGTCTGGCTAAAAAATTCCCTAGGGAAAAAATTTGCCCGCACATATAAAAAGGGGCTTGTTTAATGTGCAAAAAAAGCGCATATTAATAGTGCGAACGATCGCAAGGCCAACTGGCGGCCATCTGCCAGATTTGAAAGTGAAAAAAACCATGACTAAATTGACCTTAAAAAATGCTGTTAACTTTGTTGAAACAAATTTCATCGCGCCAGAATTGCAGTCGCAAGCCGCACAAAATGCTGGCTTGGCAATCAACCCATTCCCTGAATTGCACATGGTCGCGCTTGCGGAAGCCGATTGTCATCAAGACGCGCTGCGTCCGGTTGATGTTTCAAAAGATGGCTATGCTTGCCCCATTTCAGGTTATAAATATTCAAAAGGCAAAATGGGCACAAAAGACAACGCGCTTTACAAAAAATTAATGGACGCGCAAGAGATGACAGCCCTATATGATCAGGCAGTCGCGCCTATCTTAAACGCGATCAAAAAGTTTGATGGCGTCACTATTACCGCTGAAATTGCCGCTGCATTTTATGCGGATGAAAAAAACGCAAAACGCATTGGCAATCTTAAAAATCCAAAATCGTTAGCAAATGCGATCGTTGGCTATTCAGACATTACCGCACCGGCAAAACCTAAAACAAAAAGCGCGGGAAATGATGGCGCGGGAAGTGATGAAACCGGCGGGAAAGATATCGCGCCAGTGCAATCTGTCTTCATGGCAAATTATGCCGCCGCCGTTGCCAAGCTTGAAACTGGCGACATTGACGCGCTAACATTAAAAGCCATCGTTTTAGAATTGAATAAATCCATGGAAAAAGAACTCTTAAAAATTGCCGGTATCAATGCCGCCGCATGGGAGGCCGCACAAAATTCTAAAATCAAAAAGACCGCATAACAAATAATTCCCCAAGGAACTTTTTAGACCCTCACAGAAATGTGGGGGTTTTTTTGTGCCTGAATTTTTTTGGGTCTACTATCATTACTATCATCGGGCGGGCGGGCAGGTCGGCAGGTGGCGTTGACCCATTTTGGCATTTGGGGGTCTATTGACATTGGGCTGGGGAATTGCTAGTATAAATAACGGTCGAAATTACCTTGTATTCAGGGGCTTGGCTAAATACTTCCCTAGGGAAAATTTTTGACGATAGGAGATTTTATATGAAACTTGTATGGGACAACGGAAGTGCTACAGTGGCAGCTTCTAGCAATCTGAGGTCATGCGGTACTATGGAACGTAGTACCCCTAACACAGAACGCATGAATGAATTAAACCGCTATCACATATACAATGTGGGCATGTTCAAGCCTGTAAATGTGAAAGAATTTTGTGAGCAAGCGGAACACGATAGGCAAGTAAATGATTTCAAGGCGTGGCTTGACAAGATTTGAGTGTCTATTGACTTATATAACTGAATTTGTTAGTATTAATAATGGTTGAAGAATTACCGAAACAAGAGCTAAATAATTCCCTAGGGAACATTTTAGACAAACCAACGGAGATTAAAATGTACAATCGTGATTGTAAAAAGATTGCTAAGTTTGCAATGAAGAACCCTGACAACTTTTTCTGGCTTATTGTTTTTGTCTTGTGTACCATTCAAGCCAGCTTGCAAAGTACCGTCCCACAGATTCAAGACATCAAGAAGAATGGGCGCAGGGCTAAGTTTTTCAATTGGGAGATGAAACGCATAGGGCATGACTACGCCTATGACAACCGACATAACCTATTCTTGACGGTCAAGGCATGTGTCAAGGCTAATGACGCAGTGGGTGCTATTGATGCGCTTACCAGTGTCAATGGGCTGGGTATTGTCAAAGCTGCCTTTGTGGTGCAAATGTGTGGGCTAGACGTGGCTTGTCTTGACAGTCACAATCTAACTAGGCTAGGGTTATCGCAGTCGCACTTCAAGCTATCCAAGACTGTATCTCATGCGACTAAGCGCAAGAAGATTGCGGAGTATGTCGAATACACTCGTGAGACTGGTGGTGCGGAGTATTGGTGGAACACATGGTGCGACTACGTTGCGGGCAATAGGGCTAACAGGTCGCTCAATACAGGTGATGCCGTATCTAAATTTCATGTCACTGCGGTGATGGCGTAAAAAACGTGTTAGATAACACAAAAATGGAGAAAGATTATGCCTAGAAAATGTGCATGTTGTGATGTGTCGTGGCTTGAAACACCACTGCTGTATATTGATACAGCGGAAGACCACTATTGTGAGCCTTGCTATGCTGAAACATATCACTACGCTGAATATGATGAGGGATACCAAATGGCAAGGCAAGAGATTGAAGGTGGTATGATTGCTGAACTTGCTGTCATATCTTTCCGACAAGACCCACCAGATTGCCCAAGGCATTGGGGGTATATGCAAGCCTGTATTCACGAAGTGGAAAATCAAAATGGAACGTCCTAAGTGCATGAAGTGCAATGAGGCACCTGCTGATGTAGTTGAGTACGACTACGACTACAAATGTGCAAAGTGTTGGAATGAAACTAACATCCCGAAGGGGTGGAAACCGTCTAATAGACATAAAAATAGGAGCCTATAAAATGTTTGATAAAATTATGACAATCGTGGTGCTAACACTCAGTGTGGCTACAATCACATACCTGTTACCAGATATGCTGTATTACACTGCGCCTATTCACCTAATGGCATACACTATAGCAGTGGTGCTATTGCAAGCAGGGTATCGTTCTATCGTGAAGGGGAAATAAAATGTTACCAGATACACAACATAATCGTGAACAAGCCTTTGAACACATGTACGGCATACCTAAAGAATGGCTGGATGAATTGTTGGATGATTGGCGTGAACCTATGATGGGTGGCTTGACTATGCTGGCAATGTCTATGCTATCTGATGCACAAGAGTGCATTGCCATAGGTCAAGACAATACAGCTAGGCAGTACATCAATCGTGCTAAGTATGTAATCAAACAGATGGAGAAGTAACATGAAACATTTTGTATCACATTGGGAATTGTTGGCAGGCACAAAGAATGTGTGGCGTGGTGTCAATTCTCTTGGCACAAACACTGTAACCGTGGTCAAAGACATTGGGTGCTGGACATTGGACATTGACTATACCAATGGTAAATCTCATGTGTCATCGCATAACAGTCGTGATGAGGCTATGCGTTATGCTGAGTACCTTTCGTCTTGGTCAGTGGAATTTGTGTAGGGTACTTGACAATGCGAATCAAACCCAATATGGTTAATCCAGTGGCGAGGGCTTTGGCACAGTCTCGCCGCAGGACACAAGCAGTGCCAGACAAAACCAAGTACAATCGTAAGAAGGATAAAGCAGATGCAAATAAAAATAGAGAAAATGAAGAGTCTCAAGACAAGTAAGACAGGCAGTCAGCGCGATAGCTGGCGTAACATCAACAAGCAGAAAACGCTTATCCGAAAGCGTGGACGTAAAGCTAAACAGTTTATGCAGAGTGCTGCATAGAAACCCAGAGTAAACTAACCAACTCTCTTGAAAGGAGATATTACCATGACAACTTTTAACATTGCGACTAACTTCCCAACAGGTAAATTTCACAAGCGTCAGTCAGGTCTATGGGGTCAGCTTCGTGCTTCCGCAGAGATCGAAGCAAAGCAGGCACGTGTTGAGCCACTGTTCAAGGAACTACATGGTCGTGGTCTTAATCGCACCGCCTTCTACGGCAAATGCCGTGAACTTGCTCGACAGGGCAAATCTGATGTGGGTGGCTACCTACAGTACATGACACAGGATATGGCTGGCATATTGCTGGGGCATATGCACCGTGAGATCGGCAAGGCAGTACGCCGTAACCGTACCCTCAAAAACCCAGACCTCAAGACTAAGAGTGTCGTGTTTGAGATCGGTGAGTTCACGATTGACACATCCGATTTCGTCAAGAATTTCGGTGGTGGAAAGAAAATGGTAGATGGTTTTGCTACCAAAGACAGCAAGACCTACAAGCTGTACAAAGCAATGGTAGATCGCAAGTACCCTGTCACTAAGGATACGCTGATGAAGCAAGCAGACATCCAGACTGCTGCACACTTCTACGATACTGTGAAGGTGTTGCGGGGCAAGGGCTTCAAGGTGGAGACACTTCGTAGCAAGCACATCAGTGTTGCACCTAAGTACCAGATTGCTGGTTAGTTACACAACACATGGGGTGGCAATCACGTCACCCCTCACTTCTCTAGGAGATACCTAAAATGCCTAAAAGAACAACTGCAAACAACATTGAAGGACACGAACAAGTCGTAGAAGATTTTTTTGCTGCCTTCCCTGCTAATCGTGACACATACGAAGCACCCGAAGGCTACTCATGGGATACCCACATCTACCATCACAGTCGTAGGGACAGAAAATGTGGTGCTACACACGACTATGCCCCAAAGGTAGGTGGTACTTGGTTTGGTGATAAGGTTATTGCTAAGTCTCAATCCAAATGGCATGGCACTGGTGGAAATTATAGAGTATACACAACAATGCTTTGCATAGAGGAGAAGTAACATGGAAACAGCTAAAAAGAAAATCACAGTCCGTTTTGTAGTCGAGCAGGATTTTGAAGTAGAGGTCAGAGATAGTGATCTTGGCATGGGTAGCTTCTTTGCTATCGGAGATGTCATGGTGTCCAGTGGGTACGATCAATGGGATGTCTTGACACATGAAGGCATCTTTGATAATCCTGTAGGTGACATGAGGCCAGTACATGACAGCCATCTGTTTGACGCTAACCTGTACAATCTAGGACTACACAGTGAGTACATTCAGCCGTGGTTGTTTGAAGGTGAAACAGACAAAGACCCTTACGCAGATGAGAATGACGATGAAGCTGCTTGACTGCAACACAATCCTATGCCTACAAAACCAGATGCCTGATGTAGGCATGGATGACCTGTTCATCGTTGGGTATCTGGTAGTGGGCTTGGCTGTAGTTATATACCTAGTAATTGATGCATTGAAGGAGAAATGATATGCCTAATCATACAGATAACAGAGTAATCCTGTCACACGATGACAGCCAGATGATTGATAACATTTACAATGTGATGAACACAGAGGGTACAGAACTGTGTCATCATCTGATACCAGAGCCTCGTGATGAT